GAGGAAGATTTATAAACATAATTTTGTATAGAATAATCTCTCAATATGTATTCATTGTTTTTTGTAAATTGTGTTAAGTTAAAATTACAATTAAAAAATCTAAAAAATAATTCAGGAGAATGAAATGTTTTATACTTAATAAAAAAATAAATATTATATAATGTGGATTTATTAAATGGTAAATTATTATATGGATTTTTAATACACAAAGGCTCAGCAAAAAATAAATGACTATTTGTCAAAGATGTATTAATAATATTTATTAAGTCGTTAATATGAAATAAATATCTCGAATTTATATGAAATATACACATTACATTTTTGTCGTGTATTCCAATTTCATTTAATCCCATATCAGTATTAACTACTATTTTAGATTTTTTATATTTATAATTATATACAAATTTATTTAAACAGTTGTAAGTTTTTTGAATATTACAAAAGTATTCAATAAACTCTTTTCGTTTGTTTGCTAACAATGCCGACCGTAATGTGTCTATGAAAAATTTAAACTTACCTCTAGTAGTTATTTTACTTGTTGATAAAACATGAAAAAATGATTTATTAATTAAATCTACATTATCTGTCTTATCATAGTTTTTAGAAAAAAAATTATTATTAGTTCTAATTATATTATTTACAATTAAACTATAGGTGGTCATAAGTATTTTATTAGTATATATTTAATATATATTAATTATTAATTGTTAATATTTTTATATTTTAAAATCCTGGGTTGTAACTGGTATCTTTACCCATATCTTCTGCTTTAATTGTAACAACATTATTTTGTATTGAAATTTTATTCATTCCACAAGGTTCATCTGTTAGCGTCATTGCTCCGAAGAATTTCTCAATTTCTTCATCGACATTTACAGGTCTATATTCACTAACAGCTTCCAGTTTTTGCATCTCTTCAATGTCTAAGACAACTTGAAAAGCACTCGTTCCAAAGAAACCTTCTTGGCCACACATAACATTTGCCGAGACACCTCTCAAGGTATCAAGTTCTGCGTGTCTAGCTGCTTTCAAGAACATTTCAGGTGTTTCTTCGAAAGATGCCTTTGCTATAGGACCAATATTATCATTATTAATGCCATGTCTAAAAATTGAAATTAATTTGTGAGTGAATGTCATTCTATCAACCAACACACTGTAATTGTGGTAATTAATATATGTTCCGTCAAACTCAACAACATCAACCAATTCATTATAAATTGCTTGTCTAGCGGCTTCGATTCCAAGTATATTATAAATTTCTACAATGTCATTACTTAATGTTCTTGTATTATCAATAAAATCTAGACCAAGAACATCTAACAAGTTGGTTCCAATTGTATCAAGAACCCAAATCTCTTGTTTTTTGTATGAGCCATTATTTTCTACCATATTATCTAAAATCTTGCGGATAATAACTTTTTTAATGCCTTTAATTCCTCTCAACACAATGTTTTGTAGAAGTTGTTCTTGAAAATTTTTCAAAATATAAATTTGGTCTGATTGGTCAAGAGGATTCACCTTTGTTTTCTTTTGTCCGCCTCTACTTGTGCCAGCTTTAATAACTTCATTCATTCTAATTCTGAAAATTAACTTGTCAGCATTAAAGTCAGAATAAATACAAGATATTTGATTATCATAGCAATTATTCAATGTAAAATTTATGTCGTCCATTGTAATATTTTTCTCAAGCATTATTTCAGGATTCATTTCCATTCTGATAATCCATTTTGATTTTTCATTTTCATCATTTTGTAGAGATACTTCAGAACACTCAGCAACCATATTTTCAAATGCCCTGTATTGAGAAATGGTGTCTTTATCTTCGCCAATTAGAGTATTCAGGTCATCAGGGTCAAAACAGACTTCGATGGATTTTACTATCTCTTCTAATCTGGTATGTTCAAGCATATACATTATTGTCTGTGCCTTATCTTTTTGTGTTTCATCTTCAGGCTTCAAATAAATGCTTAGGGATGGGTTTTTAATTTCACTCGACAAAGACAATATTTCTTCAATTCTAGGGACACCACGAGTCACATTAGATTTTGATGCCACACCAGCAAAATGAAATGTGTTCAGTGTCATCTGTGTTGATACCTCACCAATACTTTGACCTGCTATCATTCCTACCATTTCACCAGGTGTAATAATGGCTCTTTTATAATCTATTGTTATGGTATCTAATAACAAACTCAATGCTACCTTGTTAAATCTTTTCACAATCAATAAATCTTTGGGAGATAAATAGAAGTAAAACAGTGTTTTGAATAATTTTGTAGGTGGTGCGTAATGATTTTTCTCAAGATTTTCAAAACAATGTTCAATCATTTCAAGTGCTTCTAGTGGTGTGATATCAACTAGAGATGAAATGGTAATATTACATTGTCCTTGAACATTATTAATTATATAATACAAAGCTACAGGACAATTAACGACGCTGTCGCCTTTATTTTTAAACACATTTTTTATTATTGACTCCCTCATATCAATCATCATTTTAATATATTCATCTGTTTTCTTCATAAAATCAACCTGTTGCTTTTTATATCTGGTCATCGTATTTTTTAGAAATATATTATTCAATGTTTTTATCTTACCAGTTTCCTCAGGAACTAGGTAATGCGAATGAATATCTTGAACACTCATTGAAACCAATGGGATTGGCTGGTTTTCAACTTTAATAGTATCAATATTATCATCTCCATAACTAAATTGGACAATTTTATTTTTATTTGTGCGAACCGTCATGTCGTATTCTACCTTCAAATCTTCTAAGCCTTTAATCAATCGTCTTTGGATATAACCAGTAGTAGAAGTTTTTACAGCAGTATCAATAAGACCTACACGACCACCCATAGCGTGGAAGAATAGTTCTTGAGGTGTTAAACCGTTAATATAAGAACTTTCTACGAAACCACGAGCACTAGGTGTGTCATCATATTTAGTAAAGTGTGGCAGGGTTCTATGCTCAAACCCATAAGGAATGCGCTTTCCATCTACGTTTTGTTGTCCAAGACAAGAAATCATAAATGAAATATTTAAATCTGAACCTTTTGAACCAGCATTAACCATCGTAACAAAACGATTATTCTTGCTAAGGTTTTTCAAACCAATCTTGCCTGATTCCGAGGTAGCTTGATTTAAAATACTATTGACTTGTGTTTCGAATTCTTCCTCATTTGTTTTACCAGTGTTATTCTCAAATATTCCAATCTGCGTTTGTTCAATCAAATTTTTCACATCTTGTTTCTTTTGAGTAATAACTTTAACAATCTCGTCATTTGTTTTTTGGTCAGAAATCAAGTCACTAATTCCGACACTAAATGAATTTGATGTCATATATTCAGTAACCACGTTTTGTAAATCATCTACAAAGTTAGAGGATGCGATATTTCCGAAGTCATTACAAACTCGTTGAAGAAGACCTTTTGTTCCAGCACCTAAAACACTTTTATCCATTTGGCCACGAATATATTCGCCATTTCTAATTTCCAAAATAGCATTTGATGTTTTCGAATCATCTTTGTCCTCTTTAAATGCTTTGGTTTTATATTTCATTGAAAGTGGTGGCATGATTTGACTTAGAATGTCAAAGTTTGTAATTCCACCTTCTTTTTGTGCGTTTTCTAAAAGTTTTTTCTCGTTTATATTATTACACATCATCAATATATTCATTGCGTCTCTAGGACTAAAACGCAAATTTGGCCTTGTGAATTGATATGAACCAAGCATTGAATCTTGATAAATACCAATAATTGATGAGTTGTTGGCAGGACTTACTATTTGATATGGAACTGCTGCCAAATTTTTTAATTCTGCCTCAGATTCTGGATCCTGTGGCATATGTAAATTCATTTCATCGCCGTCAAACGATACTCCGTAAGGTTTCCCAAACGGTCGGACTGTATCTTAAGCTCATTCAAGTTGGTTAAACTATCATAATGAACCAACACCTGTGCAGTCTCTGAATGCCTTCCATACTCTTACCATAACGAGGTTAGGAAGTAACACTGCGGATTACCCAATCCTTCACATTATTACCATACCCGAGTTCTAATCTCGGCCATTTGTAAGTTTCCTATACAAACTTGGTAGTGATTCACTAGTTTATTAGACTAGTTAGGCTCTAAGGGACTTCCCGCAACAAGGTGTTTCGCAAATAAATCAATAAATACTTGAGGCAAATCAAGTTTGTTTTCTAAATGATATTCTACTAACTTTTTATAATGTTGTTCAACTTGTGATTTTATTATTTTATTATTTTTTTTTAAATTTTCTTGACATGACAAAGGCATTGTATTTCTCCAATTAAAAGCAATAAGTTGTTGTTCTTCATCATTAATGTCAAATTTTGACAAAGGAATGACGTGGTCAATATGCCAATCTTTTCCGTGATTTTCAAATGTATAGTTATTATCGCTAGACATTAACCATTTCATATAATCTTCTCTAGAACAACCTAAATATTCCATAGTTCTTTTATTCTTATTTTTTATGTATCTAAGAATATTACTTCTAATTTTTCGTTTTAATTCTTCTAATTTATTGTCATGCCAATTTTTAGATTTTCTATACTTAGTCGTTTCTTTAATTACTCGTTTTTTATAATCATCATCGTTTGCATATTTTTCCCTCCTTTTCTTACTAGTGCAAACTGCGCAAATTTTTCTTCCTTTATGAAATTCGCTAATACTTTTAATCAATTCGCAAAGATTACATTTTTGTTCTGTAATATCTGTTAATTGTAATTTTGAGTAATCATTGCGTGTTTTTTCATTTCTACAATTTTTACACCAGTTTCTACCGTTCACAAACATATGTTTTAATTTTGTTATTCCGCAAGTTGAACAAGTTTTTTCTAAAAGTTTAGTCTCTGAACTATCCATTTATAATTATATTATATTTTTTCTTTAAATTATTTGCCTCAAATATTATATTGATTTATTCACTAGAGGGTAACAAATATTTAATTCCCCCTGTTGCCAACCTTAACGGCTATTGTGACCATTTTCGTCACAATTTTTTGATCGGCATTGTATGGCTTCGTGTCAGCCACATTCATTCTGAATGTATCACCTCGCTTCATAATTCGAGCGATATGACACATCATACTCATTCTGTGAAGAGTAGGCTGACGATTAAATAGAATCGCATCACCATCCATCATATGACGATGGACAATGTCACCATCTTCAATAACAATTGATTGTCTATCAAGATAATAGCGCAATGTAATTGTCTCACCATTTTGTTTTTCTAACATTTTAGCTCCAGGCCATACATCAGGACCATTTTGAACTAATTTTGTCAAAAACGCTTTATTAATTTTATTAACCGTAACAGGCTTTGTAATATTTTTTGCGATTTTCATCGGAATGCCAAGTTCTCTAATGGAAATATTGGGGTCAGCTGTAATAACAGAACGAGCACTAAAATCTACACGTTTTGCCATAAGATTACCTCTCATTCGGCCACCTTTTCCATTCAAACGGTCTTTAATTGACTTCAATGGTCTTCCAGAACGCTGCGCAACTGATGCCACACCAGGTATTTTATTATCTACCTGAGTAGCAACATAATATTGTAAAACAGTTGTCCAGTCATCAATAACATTCGCAGGAGCATTGTTTTTAATTTTATCCTGTAGAGTCTTGTTCGTCTTGATAATATTTACCAAAATATGGCTCAAATCATCTTCCGAACGCTGTTGCGCGTCATGTTTAACAGATGGTCTTACTGCTGGCGGAGGAACAGACATAACTTGACAAACCATCCAATCTGGTCTAGAATATACTGGACTAAATCCCATAAACGATACATCCTCATCTGAGATTCGCTTCATTATTTTGATTACCATTTCAGGAGTAACTTTTATAACAATTGGCTCAGAATCAGCGCTCTCATTTTTCCATTCAGCAAATATAGTTGCTAGACCTTCTTTTCTAATTTTATTAGGTTGTAAAGTTCCACACCCATCATCCGTATCCTCTCCACAACGCCTAATTTTACTGGCTAGCGAAAATACATATTTCCAACGATTATCGCCTTGTAATTTTAACGCCTGTTTATATTTTTCTTTGCTTATTAAAAGCTTGCTACATTTAAAACATACACATCTCATACACTTGACTATAGTGCTCAAATATTGTATATAGAAGACTGGACGTGCTAATTCAATGTGCCCAGCATATCCAGGTGTCTGCATATAGTCAAGACCGTCAGTAGGACATATAAGACCAGGCTCTAAAACTCCCATTCGTGGGTCAAATAAACCTCCAATAACAGGTTTGTTGTTGATATATGTGTCTCTACTTGTTATTTCAGCAACAGACCCTTTTCGTATTTCATCAGGAGACAAAATACTAAATTGAATACCAATTACCTTCGAACAATTATTAGACATATTATTGGTAGTTGCGTACTTAGACATCTCTTATATTATAATACAATAGATTTATATTGTTTTTATTAATCAATTTTATTTTAACAATAAATTATAATTAATGTTTTAAATATGTTTAATATAGTATATATTATACGTTAATTATACAAATAAAATAAATTACTTATTTATAATAAATAAAATTGATTTTGATTTAAAATCAAAAAGTAAAGCTATATAATATAAGACAATGGCACGTGACAGTCAAACTAAATTATCTAAGAAAGACCAAATGAAAAAACGCTCCAACAAACAAGATGAAATGAATAAAAAAAAGAAAAGGGCAGGTAAAGATGATAGTGATAACATTGTCGGAAGTGATAGTGAATCTGACGAAATGGATATGCATGAATTTCGTAAGTATATTAAACAAATATTTCCTTCAACAAATCTCGATAAAAAAATCCAGGCTGGGGAGAGACTTAAAAAGGTATTAGATAAAACATTAGAAAATGAATCAGATGAGGAAGATGTGAAACCTACTAGAAAATCGACCAATAAAAAGAAGGTCGTTGAATCTGATACAGAGGAAGAAGAAGCAAAGCCACAAAAGAAATCCAATAAAAAACAAAATAAAAAGAAGGTCGTTGAATCTGATACAGAGGAGGAAGAAGAATGGGAATCAGTATCAGATGAGGATGATGATGACTCTGATTATGAATCAGAAGAAGATGAAGATGATTCAGCCGAGTATGATTTATCAGATGACGATGAATCCTCTGAAGAAGACGATTCCTCAGAAGAAGAACCTGTTGTAAAAAAATCTAGAAAAAATAAAAAATCAAAAAAGGTAGTCGAATCAGAAGAGGAAACTGAAGATGAGGAAGTAACAGATAAAAAGGGTTCTAGTAAATATAATATAATATTCACAATTGGTGCTAATTCGGAGGAAGATAAATGGGAAAGTGAAAGCGATTATGATTCTGACTATGATGATTATGAAGACCCAGATGAAGTAACTGAAGATGAAGATGAATCTGTGTCTTCTGATTCATCGGATGAAGATGAAGGTCGCAAAAAGAAGAACAAAAAATCTCCAAGGAAAAAAATTGCTACCAAGAAAGAAAATAAAAAGGAACAATCAGAAACGGACGAAAACGAAACCATTGTAGATACGAAAAAACCATTAGATAAAACCAATAGCAATGACGTTCTTGAAAAGCTACGTATTATTCTAGCTCAAAACCCAAATGATAAGTCAATTAAAAAATTAATTGGGATATATGAAGAAGATATAGAGAAAACAAATATTAAAAGGCAAAAAAAGGAGAAAAAACATAAGGCTAAAAACATGCGTATTTTTAGAAAAATTGTTAGAGACAAGAATACGATGAATGATTTTGCTTTTTATGAGAAACTTGAAATTGAGGAGCAAAAAAAAATGATTAAGGAATTAAAAGAAATCAATAAAATTACCAGAATTAAGAAACCTTATAGAATGACCCTCTTGGAGTCAGATATACCAGTTCAATTTAAAGCTGCTGCTATGAAAAAAATCAATTCACTACGCTATATGGAACCAGGCAGCGGCGAATTTTATAAAATTAAAAATTGGGTTGATACGTTTATGCGTATTCCGTTTGGTAAAATCGAAGGGCTTCCAATTAGTATTGATGATGGCGTTGATAAATGTCATGCTTTTATGGAAACTGCTCAAGCTACCCTCGATAATGCGGTGTATGGATTAAATGATGCCAAGATTCAAATTATGCAAATGCTTGGACAACTTCTTACAAATCCAAAGGCAATCGGCACTGCTATTGCTATTCATGGACCTCCAGGAACTGGAAAAACCAGTTTAGTAAAAGAGGGCATTAGTAAAATCCTCAATAGACCATTTGCTTTTATTGCTCTAGGAGGCGCTACAGATAGTAGTTTCTTAGAAGGTCATGGTTATACTTATGAAGGGAGCACCTGGGGTAAAATTGTTCAAATATTAATTGACAGTAAATGTATGAATCCAGTAATATATTTTGATGAGTTAGATAAAATTAGTGATACACCTAGAGGTGAAGAGATAGCGGGTATATTAACCCATTTAACAGATACTTCACAGAATTCTCAATTTCACGATAAATACTTTGCTGAAATTAATTTTGACTTGAGTAAGTGTCTCTTTATATTCAGCTACAATGATGAAAGTAAAATTAACCCAATATTAAAAGACAGAATGTATAGAATTAAAACAAAAGGATATGGTCAAAAAGAAAAGACTTCCATTTCTAATAACTACTTATTGCCAAAAATCCGAGAACAGGTTAGATTTAATGATGGCGAAATAATTATTCCTGATGTTACATTAGGATATATAATTGAAACCCATTGTAATAAAGAAGATGGCGTAAGAAATTTGAAGAGATGTCTAGAAATTATTTATACTAAGCTAAATTTATATCGTTTAATGAAGCCAGGTTCTAATTTATTTGAAAAAGATATGGCATTGAAGGTTGAATTCCCATTTACTGTTACAAAAGATATTGTAGATAAACTAATCAAACGTGAAGACGACAGCTTAGCGACATGGAGAAATTTATATTTGTAAAAATACAATAACAAATTGATATAAAAAAATTAGTGTAATAAATAAAAAATAATGGATGATAAAATTGATTATTTTTTATCTTTGCGAAAGAAACATGAATGTATTTTAAATAATTTAAAAGAAATTAAAACAACATACGAAGACATGATAAGTTTGGGTAAATTATTTGGTAGATATTTAAACAGTGAAATAAAAGAATTGTCTGAATATGAAAAAAAAATAGATGAAACAAATTACATCATTAAAAGTATTAATGAGAAATTAGAATGCGATTGTAACCATAATTATATAGATGATATTATTGATATATCACCAGAAAGGTCACAAAACATAACATATTGCACAATATGTGGCCATACAATACAATAGGTTTTTAAGTATTTTAATAATATATATTCCCAAAGTAACTTAAAGAAAATTGGCAGGGAAGGAATATTTTTTTCCCAAAAGTATTTTAGGTTTTGAATTTTGGACATTTATAAATGTCCATTTTCAGAAAGTCCTTATACTTTGGGGAAAAAAGGGAAGCCGCCACTGCATATTTCAAAATTACCATGTGGTTACTGAAAATATATTTTTTAGTTTGTTACCATAATTTTTTAAATATATTTTTATTAAAACAATTTAGGGGTTTTTTTCATTGCTTATTATACAATGTTAAGCAATGAAAAAAACCCCAAAAAACCCCAAATTTTTAGTTGCGAATTATGTGACTTTATTTCGTCTAATAAAAAAGATTACACTAGACATCTACAAACGGTAAAACATAAAATCAATGAAAATCAATGTTTTTCAATTAAAAATACCCCAAAAAACCCCAAACATGAATGCGTTTGTGGGAAAAAATATGCTGATTATTCTGGGTTATGGAGACATAAAAAAATATGTGACTATAAGTCTAAAACTGATTCAATATTATTTGAAGAAGAACCATCAATTTCATTAAACAAAGATGATGTTATAGAATACTTAATGAAAGAAAATAGTGAGTTTAAAGAAATGATTATTGAGCAAAATAAACTTGTTATGAAAATGTGTGAAAAAAATACACCAACTATTAATAATATTAATTCAAATAACAAAACATTTAATTTAAATGTATTTTTAAATGAACATTGTAAAGATGCTATGAATATTAGTGATTTTGTCGATTCATTAAAGTTACAATTGTCTGACTTAGAAAATGTTGGCAAACTTGGATTCGTTGAAGGTATATCAAATATAATTGTTAAGAACCTAAGAGCACTAGATATTCACAAAAGGCCTGTTCATTGTAGTGACTCAAAGAGAGAAGTTATGTATATAAAAGATGAGGACAAATGGGAAAAAGAAAATGAAGAAAAAATTAAACTAAGAAAAGTTATTAAAAAAATTGCTGATAAAAATTCAAGGTTACTCCGTGTTTTTAAAGAAAAATATCCTGATTGTATCTATAGTGATTCAAAAAAATCGGATCAGTATAATAAATTAATTGTTGAAGCTATGGGTGGCTCTGGAAATGAAGATATTGATAATGAAAATAAAATAATAAAAAAAATAGCAAAGGAGGTTACAATTTATAAACAAATAGAATAATATAATTACACCGACCGAAAAGAAAAATGAGACAAACCACATAAAAAATAAATTAAAATTTAACTAACGAAGAAAATGTCTAATCTAATCCAGTAAAATTTAAATCTCCCATAAAAACAGATTGACCTTCATATTCAATTACGACAAATATTGATTTATATATATCAACTTTTTCTTTTATTTTTAATAAATTTTTCATCATGTTAGCAAGAACAATAATAATTTTATGAATTAGATTATTTTTATCAAACGTAGCTAACATAATTTTTACCGAGTTAAGATTTTTACATTTTTTTATAACTCTTTCCTTTATATACTCTATAAACCCTTTTATATAATCTACATCATTTTTACAGTAACTGATTTCTTTTTCAAGATTGTCCACTTTAATATCTTGTTCATTAATTTCATTTTTAAAGAAACTCCGATTATACTGAAAATTACAACTAGCTCTTTTGACATAAAATCCGTTTGATAAATATGTATCCATTATAATTTATATTTGCTTGATAAATCAGTTTAAATAAAAAATATTTTCAATTTTTATTTAAATTTTACAAATTAATCAT